ATAGATAAAAGTATTTTAAATTCTAATATACCTATATTGGCTATATGTTATGGATTTCAATATTTAATTTATAAATTAGGAAAGCATTCATTTATAAAATCTTCTAAAACAGGATATATGATATATAATAGTAGTTTTCGCATTTTAGAACCATTTTATATTCCAAAAAAAAAATATTATTTTATTCACACAGATTATATAGTAAAGGTTCCTAAAAACTTTAAAATTATTAAAAAAATTAATAATAAAATAATGATTGCGTATAACTATAAAAAAAATATATTAGGTGTACAATTTCATCCTGAAAAGTATAAAAATTCTAGCAAAATATTTTTCAATACATGGATAAATAGGTGCTTACAATAAAAAATAAAATAGTTATATATTATATGCGCGTATTTATATACAATTAAATATTATTAATATTATATAAACAATTGATATTCAATTAAATATATAATATGACAACATTAAATCTTAATAATATAAATGATGATTTAATTGAATTGAGTAGAGATACGTTTAGTAATAAACAAATGGGTTTTAATATACCAAATAAGCAAAACAGAGTGTCGCAAAATAATTTTATGAATGATAACACTTTATTTAATAGAAACAAAATAAGTGACGATGTTATATCTATGTCATCTCGCTCATCTTCCCGTTCTTCATCAAGAGCAAGTTCTGTTAATGGTGATTATGACAAGTCTGCTTATATGAAAAACATGAAAAAAATATATAAAAATAAAGATTTATCTAAAAAATCAAAATATAATGAGGAAAGTGAAAATAGCAGTATAGCTAGCAGTATTAATAATAAGAAATCTAATAACGCTAGTAATTATTCAAATAAAAATAATAGTTATTCTAAAAATAATAAAGAAGACGACGAAGATGATGAAGAATATGACGAAGACGACGATGAAGACGACGAAGATGATAGCGAAGATGATGGTGAAGACGATGAAGAATATGATGATGACGAAGATGGAGAATATAGTAAAAGAGGATCAAAAAATAAACATTTAAGTGCGAAAGAGATAATTTTAAATGAATTAAATGAAAAAAGAGAGATAATTTATCAATTAGACAGATTAGAGGCAAAGGGGTTCAAAATTCCTTTTAAATTTAATATGAATTCTGACTTAGAAGAAATGCGTACTGAATATAATCGCTTGATACGTGAAAAAGAGCTTGATGGGAGTGTGAGATTTCAGCAAAAAATGTTAATGGCATTTATTTCTGGTACAGAATATATGAACAGTAGATATGATCCTTTCGCAATAAAATTAGATGGATGGTCCGAACAAGTTAATGAGAATATTAATGATTATGATGATATTTTTGAAGAATTACATTATAAATATAAGGCAACCGGCAAAAAAATGGCTCCTGAATTAAGATTATTTATAGCATTATCTGGTAGTGCTTTTATGTTTCATCTAACAAGTAGGATGTTTAAAGAACAACCAATGCCAAATGTTGAGAATGTATTAAAATCTGATCCAGATTTAATGAAACAATTTCAACAAGCAGCAGCAAAACAATATATGATGGGTAATAATTATCCACCATCATCATCAACACAAAATATTCCTATGAATAATATGTATTCTAAGAATACTATTAATAATGGAAATGATAGCGGAGGCTTATTTAATATGGTTAGTAGCTTATTTAGTTCATTAAACGCACCAATGTCAAATATGTCTATGCAACCTACTATGGCAACCCAACCTAATAATATAAATAGACATTCTCCTAATATTACTGAATTAAGACAGAAACCTGTGTCTGATATTGAAAATATTATTAATAATGTTCATAATAATATTTCAATAGACAATTCTGATAATAACATTGAAACATTATCCGTAAGTGATGAAGAAATAACGTCTATTATTGAAGACGCAGCAGACATTAAAATATTAAGAGGTGTAGGAAGACCACGAAAAAATACAAGAACATTGAATATATAAAAATATATTAGATATTATATATATAATTAATGTTTGCAGACATTCATAGATTATATAGATCTAATATTATCAGTTTATATTTATTAGAATATAACGATGATGATTATTTATTTAATACAGAAACTATTATAAATTGGACTAATGAATATAATATTGATCTTGTACACCCTAAGCAAATTATAATATATAAAGATATTCCATTACAATTTAATTATAATTAAAATATATTGTAAAAAATGATTCTTAAATTATAATAATATATATCATTAAAAATGTTTATGATATTGAAAAATTATTTTTATAAATTAAAAAAACGTTTTACACAAAAAAGAGAATCTATATTAAAAATAGAGGTTATTTCAAAAAGCGAAGCAATTTTACGAAAAAATTTTGAAAGAAATATGCAGCGACTTTTTGATAAATATAAAAATGTATAATTGTTCTATTATTTTTATTATTCATTAGTTTATAAAGTATATATTTTACATTGTGGGTTTTCAACTTTTTCCCATTTATTACCGATCCATCCATTAATCATTTCATTTTTATAAATACATATGAGTTCAATACAAGCATATGCTAAGAATTTTCTCTTATCAATATTATTAAGATTAGTAGTGTAAGAAATATTATTAATTTTACAATAAGATTTAATAAATTTTAAGAAATGTTCCTTATTAAGGCTCTTAATAATTTTAAATACTACATTTTCATTTGATAATTCATACTTACTAATAATAATTCTATCTTTAATATTCATATTTAACATATGATAATCATCAACATTATCTAAGTCAATATTATATTTTCCTTGATATTTTTCCAAATTAGAAAGATAATTGTGTAGAATACGCATTGAATAATAATAAATATCATATTCCCCATAAATCTTATCAAATATAATTATTTGTGTATTATAATGATATGGAAAGGTAAACATGTTAATATTTTCAATTGTGCTATCTTTATTTGTTAGTTTATTTTGTTGATTGTTATATAATCACAATAACAATCATAATCATTTTTTATATTTTATAATATATGATATGACAAATTTAATAAAAAATGATTTAGATTATATTTAAGCTAATAACATAATATGAATATTATTAAATCACTTTCTAAAATATTTTCATATTCAATTGAGGAACTATCACCAAAAATAGTAGCAGATATAGAAGATATTCATTGTAATAACCATAAAGATTATAAAGAAAATCATATTTTTAATCAATTAATGGAAAAGATAGCTTGTGAATTTGAAAGCAATATTGAAAATTTAAAAACAAATAATGATATTGACAAATTTAAAAAGGATATTCAAAAAAAGTATAAATATACTATTTCAAATGCGGAATTTATTAAAATATATAAATATCTTAATTTAAATAATCAACATTTGCGTAATCTTATAACCAAAAAAAAATGTAAATCAAATTCTGGTGTTCTTGTAATTACTGTTTTAACTTCTGCTCACCCACAATATATTAATGAATATGGTGAAAAAAAAACATCACGATTTTCATGTAAACATGATTGTGCTTATTGTCCTAATGAACCAGCACATGAAGGAAATAATTGGGTTGCACAGCCTAGAAGTTATTTATATTCAGAACCAGCCGTATTGAGAGCGAATGCTAATGATTTTGATCCAATAAAGCAGATGAATTCACGTATATCAACCCTTATTAATATGGGACATATTCCAGATAAATTAGAAATTATTATTTTAGGAGGAACATGGAGTGAATATCCATTAAATTATCAAGAACGCTTTATAACAGAATTATATTATTCCGCAAATATTTATTTTGATAATGAACCGAAGCGTAATAAGAAAACATTAGAGGAAGAAATAGAAATAAATGAAACATCAAAAATTCATATTATTGGACTTACATTAGAAACACGTCCAGATACTATCAATATGGAAGAAATTGCTAATTTTCGTAGATACAATTGTACACGTGTACAATTAGGAGTTCAGCATACAAATAATAATGTTTTAAAAAAAATAATGAGAGGACATACAATAGAATGTGCGTATAAAGCAATAAAGCTTCTTAAAAATAATTGTTTTAAGGTTGATATCCATATAATGCCTAATTTACCAGGTTCAACATATGATATTGATAAAATAATGTTTGATGAAATATTATATGATCAAAGAATACAAGTAGATCAATACAAAATATATCCAACCGCTATTGTACCATATACAAAAATTAAAAAATGGTTTGATGAAGGTACTTATGTTCCATATGATGATATGTTATTATATGAACTAATTAAAGAGTTTAAGAAAAAAGTTCAAAAATATAAACGACTTAATCGTATTATTCGCGATATTCCAGGGCATTATATAGAAGGTGGATATTCGACAAAATTTGTAAATATGAGGCAACTTCTTCAAAATGATATGAAACTAAACAATTGGGATTGTAAATGTATTAGATGTCGCGAAATTAAAGGGAATAATGTATCAATTGAGAATGTTAAAATAAATATTGAAAAATATAAGGCGTCAGATAGCGATGAATATCATATAAGTTTTGATACTAATTGTAATAAAAATTATTTAATAGGGTTTTTACGTCTACGCTTGAATAAAGATAATTCTAATGTATTAGATAGCATTAAATCTTGTGCTTTGATTAGAGAATTACATGTATATTCAAATTTAAATAGCGTAGGAAATAATATAGAAGGATCTATGCAACATAAAGGTTTTGGAAAGCAACTAGTTGCAAAAGCAGAAGAAATCGCATTAGATAATGGTTATAAAAAAGTTGCTATAATTAGTGGAACAGGCGTAAGAGGTTACTATAAAAATTTAGGATATGATTTAATTGATACTTATATGATAAAAAATTTATGATTTATTTATAAATATTTGTATGTATAGCTAGATATTCAGTATTATTAGTATATAATGTATTATTTTTTTTATGATTTTCTAGTAAATCAATATTCATATCAAGTTCTATATTATCATGCCAATTTTTACTATGTAAACAATTAATATTATTAGAAATTAAAATAAATGATATTCCACAATCTTCTATTGTATAAGGATATGAATCAGTAGCTTCATCATAATGATATATGTTAAAGTCAATATTATTCATATGATTAATCAATATTTTACATGATTTATTTGAAAGATACATTAACGGGCCATATATTACAGCTGGAATATAAGGATTTCTAGAATATTTCAAAATGTCAATTCCTAACAAGTTATGTTGAGGATTATATATATCTTCTTCATGTGTTTGATAATAATATGCTAAATGATAGCTTGTAGAATTATTCCATCTTTTTAAAGTATCATGTAAAACATTATAATTTATTAAATGACTACCATATGAACATTTACCTAAATAATCAATATCAATATCATGATCATTATTATTATCATCCTTAATTTTTATTTTTTTAGGAGATTTTAAAAATGTTTCCAAAATATTTTCGTTAAATATTAAGTCATCATTCGCACGCAGTACACCTTCTTTAATAGAAAATATTTCATAAATATATTTCAACGCAAGTGCTAATTTTTTTAATAAATGAAGATATGAATCTTCGCATTTAATTGTAAGTAAGTTTTCTTCAAGTTTATAATCGCGATCTAAAAATAAATCTCCAATAACATATATTACTTTCCATTCACCATAATCATCTTTTGGTAATCTTAATTCTTTTAATCTTGTATTTAAATGTTTTTGACAACTTATTACTAAAATAATTCCATCAACAGCTATCATATTATATATTTATTAGTTATTATTTAACTGATATACTTATATACTTTCAAGCTATTCATTTTTATTCTTATGAATAGCTATAAATGATTGAGCATAATCACAATCATCTTCGCATTCTTCAACATTTAACCACAGGAATTCATCATGTACAAAAGATATTTTATTAAAATATAAAATAAATGCTACACCACAATCTTCAATAGTATATGGATATGAACAAGTAAATTCATCATAATGAAAAATATTGTAATTAATATTATTCATATGGTTAATTAAAATTTTACATGATTTGTTAGACAAATAGCACAATATACCTGCAGGTGCAATAGGAATTTCTGGTCGTAATGTATATTTAGAAATATCTATTCCTTTAAGATTATGATAAGGATTTTCAATATCTTTTGGGTGTAATCTATAATAATTAACCATCCAATTATCTTTTTTTACTTTTTTAAGTTCTTCATCTAAAATATCTTCTGAAAATAAACTTTGATTGGCATCTGATTTACCATAATAATCTAACTCAATATATTCTGTTCTATTAATTTTTATCTGTTTAGGCGATTCTAAAAATTTTTTGAGTAATTTTTCATTAAATATTAAATCATCAGCAGAACGTAAAACACCTTCTTTAATATCAAATATTTCATAAAGATATTTTAATGATAAAATATATTTTTTTAATAAATGAAGATATGAATCTTCGCATTTAATTGTCAGGAAGTTTCCTTCAAGCTTATAGTCTCTATCTAAAAATAAATCTCCAACAACATATATTACTTTCCATTCACCATAATCATTATTTAGATTAATACTTTTTAATCTTGTATTTAAATATTTTTGACAACTTATTACTAGAATAATTCCATCAACAGCAATCATATCATATTTAATATTTAAAACATATTATTTATATACTTTTTTATGTGATAATAATTCTTTTAATCCTCCTATAAATTTGCCATTTTTGAATATCATAGGGAAATAATAATATGGTATTATTGTGTATTCTTTCATAAATTTATAAAATTTATCTCTTTCTCTACAGGTTTCTATAAACTTATCACATTTTATATTATCATATTTACATGTTTTTTTTATTTGTTCTTTTGCCATATCACAATATTTACAATTAGAAATAGTATATATGGTATAATTTTTATTTGAGGGTTTTACATATTTAGTAATCATATTTTTAAATAATATCTACTAATATAATAGATTAATAAGATGTCAGCGAGAAGAAGTTCGCGAATAGCAAATATAAAAATAAAAAAAGAAGAGTTTACATTATCAACAGATTTATCTAAAAAATCAAAAATATTAATAAAAAAAAATATTGATGAAGAATTAAAATTTCCTATTAATAACCAAGAATGGATTATATTTTTTTGTGAATATTTTGATTATATAGAAAAAAATATGAGCGTTTGTTTATCAAAAATTCCAGGGCTAACACATTTAAAAGTTAATGATTTAAATAAAGCAGATTTATCTAGTGGCGGTTTTGATAATGAGTTTGATAATTATAATAAATTAAATTATAATATTGGGTTATATGAAGAATTATTTAAGCAATTTAGAGATGGTACTAATAAAATAAATAATTGTGCTAAACTTAATTTATTATTATCATATATAGGCGAAGCTGTATTAAGAATAGCAAATATTCGCAATAGTACATCTCCTAATGATTTAATTGAATTTTATAGAAAGATAGTTGCTATTTTGGAATTATCAGTATATCAAGAAGTATTTTTACATTATATGACAGGTGATAGTACTGGACAAACTAATACTATTGATTTTACATATCATAATAAATCAACACATTTATGGTATAATGGCATATGGATACGAAAACAAGAATATTTAGGAGTAATATCAGGTAATGGAAGAAATCATTGGAAAAAATATGATACAGGTTTACGATTATTTATTAGAAATTACATTGGTAGATTAATTACATATATGAGAACATATAATTTAAATTATCCATTAGGCTATGAACTGCCTTATAATTATAGTATTGATATTAAAAAACGTATAAGAAATCCTCTACCATATAATGGAGTTTATCAATTTTCAGCTCCGCCAGAAAATTATTATATAAGTAGAGAAGATTGGAATCATATACCAAATTTTTTATTGCCATATGATGCAGCATCATCTTCTTTTGAAAAAAATTTTAAGCATCCAAGCAAATGGAACTACCCGCCACCTCAATGGTGGATTGATAGAACATTACATTTATTACAAGGATTTGATTGGTGGAATAGTGGAACAGATGAAGAAGAACGCTATAAAAAACAATTAGAAGGAACTAAACATCTTGCGAAATGGTTTGCTTTGAATTGTATTTTGCCTCAACAATATGAAAGTTATGAGATTGGATGGGAAGCTGATAATGAAGATTTTGAAGAGGCAGGTATGTCATATGGAGGTGCATCAAATATAAAAACAAAATATTTAAAGCAAATAAATAATAATTTATTCAAAATAATTCCTGATAAAGATATTACATTAGATCCTATAATAAGCAAAGAATTGAAATACAAATTAAGTGAATATTTCAAATTAAATATTGTTAAAAGTAAAGATAAACATGTTGAAGGACATTTAAGAGATTATACATTTATAGATAATTTAAATAATTCAATAATATATAACGCACAATATAGTGCTGTTAAAATATTGGAACCTAAACAATTAAAAAAAATAAACGAGAGATATAGTAATATGTCTTCATCATCGGCATCTCGTGCTTCACGTGCTTCAACATCTCGTGCTTCACGGGCTTCTACTAAATAATTATTTTTTTGTTTTTTTCCATTCAACACCAATTTTTTTCATAATTTCAGGCGCTGAATCATTAGGATATTTTTTATGAAGCTCTTTATACATTTTTTTTACAAACTTATTATAAGGTGTTAATTTGCGTTTTTTTGCTCCTCCATCTTGATTGCTCATTCCACAACTACCTGACATTATACTATTCTTTCTATATATATATATATAAAATAATATTAATTAGCAGATATATCAGAAGTTAAATTATTAATACATTGTATAAATGTTACTTTATTATAATTTACTTTGTATGTGTCGCTTACATTCTGTCTAATATAAGATATTGCTTGTAAACACGCATCTGATAAATCATCTTTTTTCTTATTATTATCAAATATATTACATAGATGCTTATCATCTTTAATATAATTTTTACAAATTTCTATACTTGTCTGTTTATTCATTTTGTATTTATCACGTCTAAATCCTTTAACATTTTTTGTCTTTTGTGTTTCATCCATCTTAATTTGGATTTCAGGTTTAAAATCATGTGTTTTAGTTTTAAGAGATGCGTTAACTAATACCACATTATCTATAATTTTATCCCAATATTTTAATAGAGTAAAATAACAATAAATAATATATTGGATTGTTTTCATAATACCATTTAAATTAGATGGTTGATTTTCAATTAATACATAATCAATATTATCTATTCTATTTTCTTTAAGAAAACCTATAATATTATCAAGCTCCATATATATTCTTTCTGATAAATCATCAATACCTTTAATATCTTTTTTTTTATCAGCAAGAGATATTATTCTCCAATCTAATATATTAATTTCTGTGTCAGTCTTTTTTAAAATACATAGAGCTAAATTTTTTATACCAATATCAAAACTAATATATATCATATGTATTAGTTTTATTTATATCATATATATTAGTTTTATTTATATCATATATATTAGTTTTATTTATATGATATTATTTATAAACTTTTATGTAACAAATTAATTGTTTTTTTATTAAATGAACTAATATTATGATGTTTAATTAATGTAGCAAGATTTAACCAAAAGGTATCATTCTCATATTTACTGTTATATTTATTAATTTTTTTATATTTTCTATATAACCATTTATGTAATTTTTCTAGTATTATTGTATTAGATGGGTTATTTTTAATATATAGCTTTTTATTCATTATTAATCTTGATACAAAATGTTTTAGTTCAGATATTTTCGCATATTCATGAGGTATACTCTCCCATAAATTATGAAATTTTAAATAATCATATGTTGGGCAAATTAATAAATTATCAGTGTAATCTACAAATGTGGGATTATTATCTATAATTATTATATTATTAACTATTGAATGCGTCTTTGGCATTTTAATTGATTTTAATAATTGTGGTAGTATTTTTATTACAGATTTCTTAATATTACCATTAGCATCTTTAAAACAGTTATCTCTTGTAAATATTGGTCTATTAAATTTAATATTATTTTGCTTTTCTATAATTAAAATTTCTTTATTTGCCCATGTTTTCTCTGACGCTGTATAAATAAAGAAAAAACTATTTGGATATATTTTTTTCATTTCAGACATAAATCTTGTAAAGTTTGGTCTTAGTAATTTTGATTGTAAATTATAGCAATTATCCAGCATTTTATCACACAAAGATTTATATTTTGTAAGATCTATTGAATGTATACTATTATTTTTTAATAATATATTTTTTTTTATTATTTCTTGAATATTATAAATATCGCATTGATAAGTACAATCTCCTATTATTGTACCATCTAAATCTAAAAGAAAAATATATGGTTCAGTATTCATTATATAATATAATTATATAATTTATAATTATATAATATAATTATTAAATGAATATTAAAAAATCTTCAAATTCGTTAATTAAAGCTCTTAATTATGCCGATAAACAAAATACAGACCCATCAAAATATAATGTATTTATACCGACGCAAAATAATATACATAAGTATCAATATGGGTTACCGTATAATAATATTGTACCTATATTACCACAAATAAAACCTGAAATTAATATACAATCAATAGATACTTTGTGTACAAATAATGGCTATACTAAAATTACAGAATTATCTAACCCTCAATCATTAAAATCATTTAATGATTATTCAAATCATGACTGGCCTGTTGCTCCTCCATCATCGCGTAAATCACCTACAAGTCCATCGCGTAAATCACCTACTAACCCATCACGTAAATCACCTACTAACCCATCGCGTAAATCACCTACTAACCCATCACGTAAATCACCTACTAACCCATCGCGTAAATCACCTACTAACTCATCGCGTAAATCACCTACTAACCCATTACGTAAATCACCTACTAACCCATCACGTAAATTGCCGACTGTTTTAAATGTTAAAAAAATCCAGTAAAAATATCAGGAAAAAGCAAAATATGATTTTTTAAATATTTATTATTCAATAAAATTAAATATATAGTTCTGAATTATCTCCTAATCTTGCTTTATTTTTATTATATAAGAGGTCCTTTCTTTTATCAATATACTCTGCCATACTAGTAAAACCATATAATATCATCTCATTGATTTGTTCTGTTGATAATTCAATTTTAACACCCTTTCTATTAACATTTATATTCATTGAATGTTGCATTTTAATATCCTTTGGTATAAAATAATAATCTATATCTTCTAATCTTATTTCATTTCCAGTAACTTGACTAATTCGTAATATTTCAAACATTCTACATATTTGTCTCAATATGAAAAAAATATTTATTTTTTTGGTGTAAGGTTCATAGTTATTTTTTTCTTTATATATAACCATGGCAATAATATTTTCTTTCGAAATATGTGAAAATATTTTGATTGGAAAGTTATTTGTAAACGCACCATCGTAATAATATTCACCTTCAATAAAAACTGGATTAAATATTAATGGAATTGACATTGATGCTTCGCATGCAGTGAATACTGAAATATCAGGTGTATCATCAATGGAAAAAATACGATTTTCACATCTATTAATATTTGTTGTAGAAAAATATAAATTAATTCCAAATCGTTTTGATACCTCTTTAAATGTCATATCTTTCATATCTGGATATTTGATATGTAATATTTTTTTCAAATGTTCCATAAAATGAGTTATAGAAGATAACCCAAGTTCAGAAATAATTTTATAATAATTTTTGGTTGGAATATAGCATAAATTATTATCATCCTTAGAATTGTAAATAATTTGCTCTATCTCTTCTATTGTAAGTTTAAATGTAATAAATAATGCTACAAAAGAGCCTATTGAATTTGCTGCTATATGAGTAATATTCTTATGTAAATTTTCAATATACATATATCTTAACGCGCCAATAAATATTACACCTTTCATACCACCTCCTGATAAAACAAGATGTGTAATATTTAATTTATCCATTAAATAATTATAAATATTATATTTTGATTATATAATTATCTTTATATATTTGAATTATACTCGCAAATATCTACGTTATAATATATTAATGCTTCCTTTGCTGTATTATTTTCTGCTTCTTTTTTATTAGTTCCTGTTGATGTAGCAATAATAGCATTATTTCTATCTTTTATACAATATGTAAAAATGCGAATATTATCTTTGATTGATACTTTTACTTCATAAAATTTAGGTATATCTTGAAGATTGTGTGTCATATAAGACACTAACATATCTTTATAATTATTCTTTAATCTTATTAATTCACAAAAGTCAATATAATTTTCAATTATATAAATAATAAAACTTTCTACTATGAAATAACCAGCTCCTGTAAATGGAGAAATATTTATATTATTCGGAAGTAGTACCTTGTCATTTTCTGTTTGAAAATCTAGAAATAAAGCACCTATAAATGCTTCAAAAATATCTTCCATAATTTTAAAATTATTTCTACCACCTGTTTCTTCAACTTGTTTTGATATTATAGCAAACTTTGGAAAACCAATTTTATCAGATAAATATCCCAACATCCGACCATTAACAATTTTGGTTCTTATTTTTGATAGAAACCCTTCATTTTGATCAGGAAACCTATTATATAAATAATTTGCTACTATCATACCTATAAGTGAATCGCCAAGAAATTCTAAACGTTCATAAGACATATCTTGTAATGGTAAACTGTCAGATGGACAGTTAATATTACTTTTATCAAAATCAATATTTTTCATAGTACAATATGATTTATGAACAAACGCAACGCGATATAAATCAATATTTTTAAATTTAATATTACTTAACCCATTATTATTAAATATTTCTTGTAAGTCTACATTTTGAATCAGAATATTCTTATTATTATAGGGTTGATTAATAATTTCAATATCTTGTGTTTTATTATGTATTCCTTGAATGCGTTTCATATTATATAAATATTATAAGTATTTATATAATATCAATTTTTCATTTTTATTATATATATATTAATTGTTTATTTCTTTTAAATAGAATAAAATAGAATTATATATAGTATAATGACTGATTTTGTTATTCAAGGAACTGAGCCAGTTATCAAAGTTAATTCATTAGGAATTGGAATTGATAATGAAAATGATGATTATACTAAGATTATAAATTTGAATTTGAGTGATACAGAATATTTAGTTGTTGGAGATGGCAAGGGGTCTGCAAATAACGCTACTAATAATCAAGAAGTTATTAGAAATATGTATGTTAATAGTCGCGGTGTTTCTATAAATACAAGTCGTGATATTTACAATAAAAGCGATGCTAATACATCACTTTATGTTAGTAAAAATATACACTGCGATGGTATAATTCGCGCGAATGGTATTCAATTCAGCAATATAACAATAGAAGGTGAATTAACTAGCAATCTCATTAGTGATTTAATAAATGCTGTGGAAAATCACAAAAAAACACATCCATTCAAATCGGGATATGCTTTATATAAAAATGATATTAATGATATTCAGTATCCAATTAATAATGTTTATACAGAAGATAATATAACATTAGGATCATACATAGATACATTTTATAATAAACATGCTTTAAATATTAATACAGCTACTAATAATGATTTTGATTCTATACAGTTAGCAATTAGAAATGATACAAAATTACCAGGAACAAATATAATTGATCCTAATTTGTCAAAATTATCAATTGGTATTATTGGTGCTAATTCATTATCACCTGCTGTAATTTCAACTACAAAAGGGATGCCATTAGAATTTCATATTAGCAAAACATCAACAGAAATGAATTTGCTATATGATAATAAAAAGAGATCTTTGCCTACATATTCAAATAATTCAAATTATGCCGCAATGACAATTGATAGCGACGCAAATGTTTATATCGGAATAGATAAAAGCGAACCAATACATTATTTTAAAAAAAAATCTGTAAACGGCATATATTCAAATGATCTTGAACAAATTGTTAAAAATCCTCGTTTAGTTGTTAATGGAGCATCTAAATTTGACGAAGTAATAATATATGATAATTTTAAAAAACAATACGATAATATTGACAATTTATATATACGTGCGGAAGGGCTTACTGATCTTGATCCATCAATAATAAGAAGAGGGACATTTAATGGTGATAAATATATATTTAAAAAAGATGTAAATGTAGACAATTTATTAACTTCTAGCAACATTAATTCAGTAATATTAGATTCAACAAATATAATTGCTGAAAATATTACTATAAATGCTGAAGCTAATTTTAGAGGTGTTGTTAACTTTGATAATGAAAATTTATTAGAGATTAATAAATTAAAGATCTCTAATTTTTTAGAAATAGACGGGTTTCGTATTAATCCTGATAAGAATGGTGGGTCCAACTTTTTTTATACAAATCATTATCCAGATCTAGTAAATGTAGATACTAATAAAAATATAAGTTTCCCAAATAAATTAAGCATAGGTCCAAACGAAGGTGATTTTCCAGGAGTAGTAAATATATATAAAAATAATACTCCTGATAAAGATTTTGTAGTTCAAAATAAAAAATTTGAAATTATTTTACAAGATAATACAAAACCAGATACATTTATTGCTAATATTGGAAGACTATCATATTTAGATCCATATGATAATAGTTTAATTATTAATACTAATGAAGTAAATGGTATTGAAAATAATATATATTTTTATCCTTCTGTTGATATAACAAAATTAAAAAATAACGCATTTTTACCAAATCTTACAACTAATCCTCCTATGTTATCTATTACAAATAAGGGGGTCGGTATAAATATTAAAATTCCTCGTCAAGATTTACATTTAGATATTATGGGTAAAATATCTGCTACCGAATATTACATTACAAAATATGATATTGTCAGTAAAATATCAAGTTTTATTTATAATAGTAGTAAAAATTATTTTAATATATTTAATGAAGATACCTATAAATATTGTATCAATTATGATAGTTCCACTTCACTCTCATCAAAAATGAAGGGTTTAAATGTTAAACAAGGTATCAATGCTGATTTATATTATCAAAATGATTTGCTTATTGAAACTTTGAGAACAACTAAAAATTTTGATGGATTTTATACAAATGAAAAAATAGCAATTGGATGGTATGAAGAAGATTTAAAGGTACCTTTACAAATACGTAATCAATCTAGGGACGATTATAATTATTCAATTATTAGAATATATAGAGGATACAAGGGCGGAGGTGTTGATAATAATGGTAGTTTTAGTGGTATTGATATATGCGAATATGATAAAGATAAAGGAGATGATCGGAATTTGGAAAAATGGTTCATTTATAGAAATCATGAATATGATAAACCAAAATATAATGAAATTGGGCCTTTACAATTTGGATACACAGATAAAACTATCAAACCAACAACATATGGAATGAGTATGTATTATAATACTTTTAATTCAAATTATCATATTGAATTTAATAATCCCAAAGTATCATCTACATTCGCAAAAGGTTCTTCAATATCAGCTGTATCAATTTACGGTGATTTAGATGTATATGGTAATATTAATATTATAGATAATAATAGTAATAATTTTAATTTTCGTCTTAAAAAATTAGAAAAGTTAAGCAATTTAGAATATTATGTAAATATTGTTTCTACATCTAATATTATTTATAAAAACATTATTGATTACGATGATGTAGAATATTCTGGTAAAAATATTATTTTAAAGCCAGTAGAATCAACTATAATTGATTCTTCAGCTAATAATAATATTCCATTTATTGTTAAACAAAATAACGATAGCTTTTCAACAGCAAAGTTTATTACATATTCTAATGATAATTCAATTACATCTACTAAAAATTCATCTATTGAATTAGGTATTTATAAAAACAATGAATTTACAACAGCGTATGACGCGAATAAAGATGCTAATTTGAATAATATGATTAAAATTAATGTTTCAAATGATATAGCTAATGTTAATAATACAAACTTAACATTTAGTAGTTATTATAAAAATACAAGTAAATATGAGGAATTTCTTGTTTTAAATAATAACCCTTTCTCTTCACAAACATATATGCGTTTAGGACAAGGAGAACAAAAATACGATAGTAATATTACTTTACATATTGATGATAATAATAAATGTGGTATTCAAATAAATAATATTGATAACCCTGTCAAAATAAACATGGTTAATACTTCTGGAAGTTATAATAAATATACTATATTATCATCAGGTAATAATATAAATAATTATAAATTTACTATTGACGTCGCAGATATTCCTAATTCTATTAATCAATTAGAAAGTGGAGATATATATAATAAAAATGTATTTACAATAGCACCTTATAATGAAAATAATAATTTACGAAAAGGGTCAAGATATGGATTTAATGAAATAAATCCTACACAAACTGTTGTTATTAATAGTGAATACGATCAAAAACCTATATTAATAACACATAGATATACTGAATATAAATTTTTTACTAGTGTTGAAACTAACACTAGTAATATTAATCTTGCTTATAATATTAATTCTAACTGGAATAATATTGAAAAAAAATATAAATCAACAGATTATAAGTATACTGTTCCAATAAATAGTATTAAAAATATTGATTTTAATGGTGATATAATAGATGCTAAAAAAATTTATTACAAAGATAATAATCTTGTAACAAATATTTCATATAAATCTATATATTCCAATATAGATATATCTTATAAATTTAATAATAAAACTACTAAAATTAGTCCAAATAATAACCAATATAATTCAGTATCAACAAGGCTAGATACAGAAGTACCTACACCAGATTTTTTAGTAAAATTTGATGTTAGTCCTAATAATTATTTATTTGATATAGAACCTTCATTAAATTATGGTAATAATGAAATTATATATAAAGGTGGTAAAAAAATAGTAAATTATGAAAGTTCTAATGTATTTTCTATAACACAATTAGTAAGCAATAATAATACAATTACGTTTAATATAATATGCGTATTTGACAATGTTTATAATATACCTACCAATTTAATAAAAAATAATTTTAACATATCTAATATTATAGAAACATCTAATAGTTATATTTCGGATGTTCAAGATAAAATTGATATTAATTTAGTAAATAACATATATACATATTTTCCAGGTACTAATATAGATAATTATACAGGGTCCCATATATTTGTTAATACATGTAATCAACTATTAGGTATTTATAATCCACCAGCACCAAATGACCCTTTTGGTATAAATTTAGTAACAACAACCTCAAATATATTCAGATATAATAGTGCTGTACCAAATATTGGTAAATTTGATATAGAAAGAACTAATAATATAAGTATAAATAGTTGTAATATTTTTCCAAGCACAAAATCAAAAAAATCAAATAGTGATGATTATATAACAAATAGTAATGTCATTAATTTTAATTATAATATATTAGAATACAATAATGATGATACAAAAAATATTATAGATCTAACTATTAAAAATGAAATAATTGATGATAGTTATGATACAGAATTAAAATATCTAAGTTCAACTAATTTACTTGACACTTTTACAATAATAAATGATGAAACAATAGATGGAATAATTATAAATAATGAAAATACATATAATTTTAGCAATATAATTACATTAAATGAATATTATAGAAGCTATGTTAATAATTCCAATATAAATATTCAAGTTAATAAAATTAATTTGCAAGGAGTAAACCCTCATATAACATTAGCAAATTACGTAGAAAATCAAACAATAAGTAATGATATTCAAAATGAGATATATAGTTATGATGGTAATTTTAAAATTTCATTTAATGATTCTTTATATACAACAGACCAATTATTGATAAAAAAAAATGGGGATGCAATATTTTATGGTAATATTTATACAAGTAATGATTTATATATTGATGGGAAAATATTTAGTGATGGAACTAATATTATAGATACTCTTACAGATAGTGTACATAAAATATCATCAAATATAACTAATTCACACAAAGAATATTTGTATAATATTTTTGATTTACGTATATCAACAGACATAATGAATACAAGCAATTATGTAGTATCAACAAGTAATATTATTTCAAAAAGAATTGAAAATTTAACTACTGATATGATTAACAATACAGAGGGTTCGCGTAATAAATTTATAGTTGATAATATATATAATGATGACATTTTGGTAATTGGTGATTTAACTGTAAGAAATAACTTAATAGTTGAAGGTGGTACAACAACACTAGATACAATTATATATGCAACTGAAAGATTAGAAATTATCAATGATAATGAATCTTCGCCAGCTTTAATTATTCAACAAAAAGTTAATACTCCTAATATTACTCCTAATATTTTAGAAGCTAAAAATAAAAACGGTGCAGATGTTTTCACACTTTCCTATAATGGAGATGTAAATATTGATGGCAATTATAAAATAAAAAATAGAGATGTGATATTTGATACAAGTAATTATGTTCTAGCGACATGTAATATATTAGTAGAAAAAATTGAAAATTATGATATAAATATTAGCAATTATATATTATCCACAAGTAATTATTATGGCAATTTAATAAATGCTAAATCACCATGGAATGTTACAAATAGTAATATATATTATACTAGTAATGTTAAAATAACAGGTCAGTTGTATATTGATGGTGATTTAACTGTTAGTGGTTATGTATTAGCAGGACAATTCACAGATGGTACAACAATACCTTTTTCTGACAATAGATTGAAAGATCAAACTTCTAATATAAGAAATCCAATAGATTTAATTAGTAAATTAAATGGCTTTTATTATAAACCGAATGATTTAGCAGAAGAATATGGGTTTAAAAAAAGAGATGAAATTGGTTTAAGCGCACAAGAAGTACAAAATATTCTTCCAGAAATTGTATCATTGGCGCCATTTGATATGGTGCGCGATAGTTATAATAATATTGTATCTAAAAGTGGTAATAATTATTTGACAATAAACTATGAGAAATTAGCACCTCTATTTGTTGAATCTATAAAGGATCTTAAAAAAGAATTAAATGAGTTAAAACTTGAATTAGCAGAGCTTCGTAATAATAAAAATGATTAAATCTTTAATAATATTAGATTAAAATTATTCTTCATCATCTTCTCCTTCATCTTTATTTTTCTCATCTTTTTTTGTAATTCTATTTAAAAAGTCGGTTATATATTTTATCATCATAGTGTTACTTTTTTTAATATTTTCTAATACATCTTTTGACAATAAATTGTAATTATCTGTGAGTAATTTATTAATATCTTTATAATCCCCTTTTTTGTGCTCTTCTGTTAATTCTTCAACACAATGTAAGTTTTTAAATAAAAACAATTTAAATGTTGGATAGGCTGCAAATATATAGCTATTTTTATCAATTAAAGTTATATTGAAATTAATAATATCAGTTTCTTCTTGATTATCAGAATTAGTTAATATACTTTTTATATTATTTATTTTGTTTATAATATTTTCATTCTGATATTGAAAATCAGTTTCACTAATAATATCTTTGTTTTCTTCTTTATATTTTACTAATTCATTATATTTATCAATAAGATTAGTTATTTGGGTTATAATATTTTCATTATTATTTAGAATATATTTATTAATATTATTAATTTTTTGATTAATAATTGTTATATATTCACTTTTGTCAAATTCACATATTTCAGTTATATCATCATAATAATCATTGTTTTCAATTAAATTTATAAATAAATTTTTTATTCTTTCATAGTTAACATTATTACATAAATATAATATAATATTAAGAATCTCATTTAGTTCTTTAATTAACTTATTATATTCTATCCTAATATGATATTTTTTGTCTACTATTTTATATAGAATATTATCCATTTTATTAATAAATCCCTTATTATATTAATATATATATAAAATTATATAAAACTTATTTATTATAATTACATATAATGAATTCTTCAAAACATGTATCTGGTAAAAAAATTATGGAATGTATCCAATTAGCGTTAGATGAAGAAAAAGAATATGATATTGATGATATTAAAAAACTAGCGATTAATGCTTTTAAAAATGCTTCTAAAATAGGCGTAAGTAAAAAACGAATTGCGAAAGTTGACAGTGATGGTGTTGTTATCAAAAAGCAGCCAAGTAAATATAATTTATATATTAAAGATGAAATGGCACGATTAACTACTGAATTTCCAGAAACAGAAAGAAAAGAATTAATGAAATTAGCAGCAAAAAATTGGAATGATAGTAAGTCAGTATTACCAGATACTATTACATAAAGTAGTTTATTTTTATTTATATTATATTAAAGTATAATCATGACAATAATAAAATTATCTTTTAAAAAGACTATATCTAAACCTTATAGTAAATATGATGAGATTACAGAATATCATTGTTGGAAATTATTAGAATTTCTATATGATAGTAAAAAATTGACTTGGACCAATCCACTAACTAAGATAGAATTAAATAGAAATAGTGATATTATTATTAGTTTTTTATCTAAATGTTATTACGTATGGGGTGATAATTATATTATTTTTAATTCTGAAAAATTAAAATATAAGGAACATATTGAGAAATTTATAGACAAAAAATATTTATTTGATATTAAGAAACTTAATACAACACCAGCAATTGTCGTAAATAAACCAAAAAGTACTTCACCAGCTGGTTCTAGAATTATAAGCAATTCGCCTCCTAAACAAGCTATACAACAACAAATTTCTACTCCTGCTGTAAAACAAAATTCGCCACGATTAAGGACACGTCAGTCATTAAGGTTACATGGTGCTCCAAGCTCACCTAGATCTCCTCCTGGTGCTGCAACAAATAAACCTAGATCTCCGCCTGGAGCAGCGATGGGAAGATCTACAACTAGTAAACCACTTACTTTTACTCCAACAAGCATTAAAAATATTAATAAAAACTCTGAAAAATTTACAGAACCTGAATGTCTTCAATTTGTAAAATATATTAAGGATAAAATAATTAACACAAAAACATCTTCTGAATTAAGAAAAATAACATTTATTAATCCTATAACAAAAAAACCGATTGGTATTGATAGTCCTATACTTCAAAGTTTTTTGACAAAATGTTATTTTTCTTTTAATAATACAGAAGTTAAAAGTATAATTGAGGAATTAATAAATGTTAACGAATTAATGTTTGATAATTCAAAAGATAAAAGTAAACTAGCTATTAAAGCAACCCCTGTAATAGGCGATATAGTAAAAGAGATAGATGATTATATCGATACCTGTATAAAATATTTTTATAATTGTTGTGATGAATTAATACAAAATTGTGATTCAAACGGAATATTAAAAAATTATCATTATATCGTAAATATAGTAAATTCAATAATGATTATTATACATGTAAAATATGTTCACCTTAATATTTATCATAATAATACATTAAATGAAAATAAACCATTTCAAATATATATGTACGATGATATATTTCAGAACCATTTATTATCAATGGGATTAAATGTTAAAACAACATTTATGTATAATTATAATACAAAAAATATAATATATCAAAAGAATGATTTACAAGTGTCAAATATAAGAACAGAACTCAATCCTAAAACAATTGATACATATTATATGTGCTCTTTATATAATCGCCAATATGTATTTGAATACCCGCGTCTTCCGCGTCATAGCAACAAGTCAACAATTGATTATACACTTCATTATAATATGATAAATACAAAATTTTTACCTGTTAAACATTTCCCAGAATCTTTGGATTACGCAAGAAATACATTTGATAGTACTAAAAAACCATTTAATTATAATATAACAAATAGTGTATTGCCTAAATATATATTTACAAATGACAATAAAGAAGTTTCTGATAAATTTACAGCTATAATTACTTTGATTAATGATAGGCTTAAAACCTTACCTGTTGTAAATGGTATAGCGAATGAAGATACATATAAAAATGATTATTATAAAGGTGTAATAAAAGAAATGAGCAAACGTTCTTTTGGTAATAATGAAACAGATTATGGAACAACAGATATGATACGCAAAAATATATTATATTCTCTTAATGCTAAAACACCACATTTTAGACGCACTAAGATATTATATAATGAATATTATTATAATAGCGAATTTACTGGAACATACCCAATTTTCACTTGGATACCTTTAAATCATACTAAAATAAATACAATATATAATTATCCGAATGCTTTCCTATGGCAACCATTAGGAATAAATGAATTTGAAAAAAAAGAAATAGATAGGTTTTATAAAAATAATGGTATAGGGCCATTTAGTAAAGACTTAAATGATACAATTTACAAAGCTATTACAGATGAATATACTTCTATAAAATCGCTTATAGATCCCCAAAAGATAGAAGTAATGCGATTAAGAGTAATTAATACAATAGGAATATACAAAAGTAAATCAAGAAAAGAAGATAGAGAGTATATTAATAATAATATATATTTATATCATGGAACAAAAAATAGGTTACATAGTATAGGTGGAAAAGAAAAAGAAATAGAGATATTAGGATTTTTATCAACTACTTTAAATATGTATACTGCATCATTTTATTCTGGAATTGGAACAAATAATATAGGTCTTATTTATATTATTGAAGTAGATTATACACAGACATATATAAATTTAAATGATGAATTAAGACAAGTTCTACTTTTACCTAATTCAAGGCTTAAAGTTATTTACGAGTTTAATTTTGATAATTTATGTGTTATATTATGCCGTTTATTTAGAACACCATCTATTGATATTAATAATAATTTATATAATAAATTGCTAGATATAAATAATCAAACCTTAGCAGATACTAATAAATATGTTAGTTATAGAATTAAAACAAATAATAATGAAATGCCAATATGCGCTTTTATGTTAAGTAAATTTTGGAAAACAAATAAAGAATATGGTTATGAAGATATGGATGTATATAAAATAAGAAGAAGTAAATTAAATAATAGGAAAATAAATAATACATCTTTAACTACTAAAAATTTACAAGAAAAATTTTTATATTTTAGCCTTGGTCAAGAATATGAATTATATGTAGATAGAGGTTTACAATTAAAATTAGGCTCTTTTGAAGATATTAAATATAGTATACATCAACATTTTATTAAAGACTGTTATAAATCTATTGATATACCATGTTTAGAATATATATTTATACATTCATCATTTGTGAATAATGCTATATCTACTGGTATATTAGCAGATGATTATATAAATAATCAGACAAATCATTATAAATACGATATTAATAATTTCTTAATAGATTGTATTTTCAAATTTAATAGTTTTAAAAATGAAAATAAAAAACTTAATATACTTAGTGATCTAGGTAAACTAAAAGATGGTATATATGTTGATAAGATTGAAGGGTTCAGAGATGCTGGATTATATTGTCATGGTTTAATTAATCCATTATTTAATATATATGCTGATGTAGGTGAACATATTCAATACATCAAAAATTGGCAACATTTATTTACTAAATATAAAATAGCAAGTGATGATGATTTAACAAAGCATTTTAAATGGTGTAATAATAGAATTGATAAATTAATAGAAAATATTAAAATAATAAAAGAGAATTATCTAATATTTATCAATGATAAATTAATTGGAAAAATAAAAGATACTTCTTCTATTGATAAAAAAGGGATATTAGATAGAGCATCAAAAGAATCATTAGAATTAAACGCAATGATAGATAGTCTTGTAAAAATATTACTTCATAGATGTTCATTTTATAAAAAATGTACAAATAAAGAAGGTGTAGTACCTTTTATAAAGATAATCAGAAATATATTAAGTGAAATACATATTAATTATCATAATTCTAAATTATACGAAAATCCTATACTTGAAGATTTAATTTTATATGAAGAAAAACAAAAAAGTGATTCATTATTAGGAGGTATTCTTAGTATGAATGATATAAATAAACTTAATACTAATAATATATCAGATACTAAGGATATTAAAAATACTAATGATATTAAGAATACTAAGGATAAAAAGGTAATAGATCATGAAAAAATTTATGAATCATTTAAAAATATTCCTATTCAAGAATCAAAAGATATGCGAAAATATAAAGATATGCCAAAGGCTTTTCGCGAATATTATAAAGGCGCAACGCTTGATGATGATGGGTATTTTGATATAAGTGATCATTGTTATTGTAGATTTGTGTAAATATAGTTATATAAAAATTATTTTTATGATATATATTATTTTTTTAAATATATTATTATAAAGTAGTATATATATAATGTCTGTACAGAAATTAAAACCAAAAAAAGCACATCCAACATTAAGTATGCTTTATGATAGATATGATGAAATTACAGAAAAACATTGTCATAATTTATTATATCATTTATATACACATAATATTACAGAATGGATTAATCCATTAACAAAAAAAGAGATACAAAGAGATAGTATTATTGTTATCAGTTTTTTATCTAAATGTTATTATGTATGGGGTGAAAATGAAGTAATTATAAAAGGAGAAAAACTAAAATATAAAGATCATATTGAAAAATTTATACATAAGGCTTATTTAATTGATGTTACGAAACGTTCACAGAAAAAAAAATCACCAAAAACACAACAAAGAAGTCATTCGCCTGCAGGTGCACCTTTGCCTCGTAGTAAATCGCCTAAGAGAGTTCCTGTAATCACCTCAGTAGCTAATATACAGCAACAACAACAAAATTCACCACCAGGTGCTGCAACAAATAAACCTCGCACACATTCACCATCATCACCATCACAACCTAACTTAAATAATTCAAGTAAATCAAGTGTTAAACTTGATTTTTCTCCTAAAAGTGTAAATTCAATTATAAAAAATACAGGAAGTGTAAGTGTAAATGCTGATAAACTTACAGAAAACGACTGTATTGAATTAGTAAAAGAAATAAGAAGAATAAAACGTGGAAAAACAGCAGAAGAAATTAAATTATTAAAGATTGTTAATCCAATAACAAAGAAAGAGATTGGGTTAAAAAGTCCAATATTTAAAAGTTTTTTAGCAAAATGTTATATAAAATTTGACAAAAATGAAAATTTACAAAAATCTATTAAAAAAATAATTAATGTTCAATCATTAGATATTTTAAAAGAAAAACATTTAGCAGAAGAGAAAGAAAAAGAAGAAAAACGTTTAGCATTAGAGAAAAAAAATGAAGAAAAACGTTTAGCAAAAGAGAAAGAAAAAGAAGAAAGAAGAAAAAAGATACCAATTATTGATAAATATATTGAAGGACTTGTTGGCGAATTTAATAAGTGTTGTGATGAATTAATAGACAATTGTGATAATGGTATATTAAAAGAATATAAATATATATCAAATGTAATTAATTCAATAATTATTATAATTTACACAAAATATTTACATTTACCATATTACTTTGATGAATTATATATGAATTTTTCATCTCAATTGGATTTAAAAATATTTATGTATGATGAAACATTTCGCGAATATTATGAGAGCAAATCATTAGTCCCATGGGATGAGTTCAAAAAATACTTTTATAATAATTCAAAAGTAATATATCAGAAGAATGATTTGACAAAAATTGTAGATCATACTAATGTTGAGTTAAACCCAAATACAATAGAAAATTATTATCTAAATACATTACTAAATCGTCAGCATGTGTTTGAAGCATTTAGATATGATGTATATGCTAATGCTGCTGGTCAAAAAAAATATGATAATCATATGATACAATATAATAAACTTAATACTAGTTATTATACAAGATTAAATTTCAATCATTATATGTTTCCAGATTCATTAAAATTCGCAAAAGAAATTATTGAAGAATTAAATATTAACTATAATATAACAAATGGTTTATTGCCTGAATTTATCTTTTGTAGAACATCAGACCCATTTATATCTGCGAATATACCTTTTTCTGATCTTGTAGAATTAATTAATGATAGATTGAACAAACTTCCAACTATTACTGGTATCGCAAAAGAAGCAACAATACACAAGGATCAATATGATAAAATAATAAAGGATATGAGTGATTTTTCATATGCTGACAATGAGACAGAATATGGCGACACTGATATGATACGTAAGAATATATTATATTCACTGAATGTACAATCTCCAACATATATTGTAAAAAATATTGATACACATAAGCAAAATATGTACTATAACTATGAATATACAGGAACTTACCCATTATTTTCATGGATACCTTTAAATCATAAAAATCTAAAATCTGATACAAATCAGAAATATTGTTATCCTATGATAGCAAAATGGCAACCATTTAATATAGATCAAGTAACTCTTAAAATATTAGAATTAGATTATAAAAATAATGGCATAGCTCCGTTCAGTAAATATTTGAATGAAACAATATACAAGGTAATAACTGATGAATATGCTTCAGTAAAATCTCTTCTAATGCCTGATAGAATTCAAGCAATGACATTAAGAATTATAAATACTATCGGATTTTATAAAGATAAAAATATAGATCCCTTATATAATAATAAAAAAATATATCTATATCATGGAACAAAAAATAGATTACATACTGTTGGAGGGAATGGTGTAGATATAGAGATATTAGGATTTTTATCAACCAGTTTAAATGTTTATACAGCATCTTATTATTCTGGGATTAACGAAAATAATGCTGGGCTTATATATATATTTGAAGTAGAAGATGCATATACATATATTAATTTAAAAGACCCTTTGAACCAAATACTTATTTTACCATTATCAAGAATTAAAATTATTACTGAGTTTAATATGGGGGGATTTTGTGTCATCCTTTGTAAATTATATAGAACCCCCTCTGTTGAACAAAATAATTTACTATATGATAAATTATTAGACCAAAATAAAAATAAGGATGTTAATAAATACGTAACTTATAAAATAACAACAAATAATAATATAATGCCAAAGTGTGCTTATATTATAGGAGAATTATGGAAAACTGAGAAGGAACCACATAACAATGACAAATTAGAATTATACAAAATAAAAAGAAAAAATTTAAATAATAATATAATAAATGATAAACATAATATGTCAAATAAAGAATTAAAAGATGAATTTTTATATTTCAGTCTTGGTCAAGAATATGAACTATATATTGATAGAGGAATACCAATTATTTTAGGTAGTTTTGAAGATATTAAATATAGCATTCATCAGCATTTTATTAAAGATTGTTATAAGGCACTTAACATACCTTGTCTAGATTATATTTTTATTCATGGTAAAAATAAATCAAAGATTACATCTCTTGGCTTATCATTCATTAAAAACCCTATTTCCACAGGTATTTTGTCAAAAGACTACAAAAATAATCGTACAAATAAATTCAAATATAATATTAATAATTTCCTTATTGATTGTATATTTAAATTTGATAGTATTAAACATAGTAATAAAAAACTTAACATTTTTGGTGAACAAGATGATGGTAAAATATACGCAGATAAAATAGAAGCGTTCAAAGATGCTGGTGCATATCTAAATGGTGTAATTAATCCATTATTTACTTCTACGCATATAAATTCTGTGCATGGAGAACATATACAATATATTAAAAAATGGAAGCATTTATTTACAAAATATTTGGAGGCAAGTGATGAAGATTTAAGAAAGCATTTTATATGGTGTCATGAAAGAATTAAAAAATTAATAAATATTATTCATTCGGTATCTGAAAATTATTTATTCTTTATTAATTATACATTAAAAGGATATACAAAAAATAGTAATATGACTGGTAGAAAGGGGGTTTTAAGCCATGATTCAAAAGAATATAAAGAGTTATTTAATTTAATTAAAAATCTTGAGGATACTTTGTTAGAACGAGCAAATTTTTATAAAAATTGTACTAATATGGCTGTTAGTACCGATTTTATTATTTTTATAAAAAGCTTATTTGACAAAATAAATATTCATAATTCAAATTTATACAAAGACGCAATTCTAGAAGAATTAATTTTAGAAGAATATAAATCAGATTCATTCTCTGGTGGTATTCTTAGTATAAATGATATGAATAAGCAAAATTTGCAATTTAAAGAAGATAAAGAACCAGTCATCTCAATTGATCATATGAAAATATATGAGTTATTCAAAAATATTCCCATATCTGAATCAAAAGATATGCGTAAAATAAAAGATATGCCAAAAGATATTAAAGAATATTATGGCTATGGTAAAAATAAAATGGACAAATATATTGATGTAAGTAATAACTGTCATTTTAGATTTGTAAATGACAATAATTTATAATTATGTAATTCTTTCTAAGTTAAAATATTTAAGTATATCATCAAAAGAAGGTAAATAGATAGCACACCCTAAACAATGCATTATATTTTATATATAGATATTTTTTTCAAATTTAATTTATTAGCTATAAAGATAATAATATAATTATATAATAACTTGTTTATTTAAAAACGCAAAGGATGACAATAAAATTAAATAAAATCAACAATTATAGATATATACGATATAGAACAAAAAGTTTTGCACCTGTTTTAGAAGCTGTAATAGAAATTAACTTTGATTCAATAATTGATGAATTACTATTAGATCAAGAAAAAATAAATCAAAAGCAAACAGAAGATACTAATAATAAATTAACACTATATGAGAAGGCAATTTTATGCGAAATTAACTATTGGAAAGGTAATAGATAAACAAATAAATCATTTTATATTTATAATTTTTTTAAGTATATTTTAAATAAAATCATATATATAATATAGAGATTATATGAATATATATTTAAAATATTTTATTTTATGTTTAGTAATTATATTTTTAGACATAGCTTGGATATCATTGAATTACAAAAATTATTCAAAAGCTATTCTAAAAGTTCAAAAATCAGCTATCAATTTACGATATGAATATGCTATAATAACATATATAATTATACTATTCTCCATAATATACGTTGCTATACCTTTTACATTACAAAATATTAAAAATGGGGATAATAATAGTATTGAAAATAAATTATTAAAATCTTTTATGTATGGAGGTGCTGTTGGGTTTTCTATATTTGGAATATACAATTTTACATCACTTTCAATTTATAAAGATACTGATATATTAACAGGCATAATTGATACACTATGGGGAACAACATTATATACTTTATCAACCTTCGTATATTTATTATTATCGTAATATAACTAAGTGTTATTTATAATATTATATTCAATATCTGTAAATATACTACCAGATTGAATTAATTTACATTTATCTTTTGATATTTGATCAAGTAACTCTGCTATATTTTTATATAAATTAATTTTTAAAGGAAGTAAATATTTATCTTTTATTTCTTTTGCTATATGTGTAGTACTAATTCCAGGTACTTTCATTAAATCATATTCATCATAATTATATATTTTATTCGCATCATCAATAATTTCATGTAATGAACTGTATTCTGAATTATTATAATTCAATATATAATCTCCAACCTTTATCTTATAATTTTTAAGCTGTTTAATTATATCTAGGTCTTTAATATTTTGTAGCATGATATTGGGCGAATATGTCAATAATGTGTCTATATTAATGTAATCATTAGGTGATAATGGTGATAGTTTAGCTGACGCTGGAAGTGGTAATATACTTTTGTTTTCGCATTCTCTTGTAAAATGTCCGCATTTATTACAATTAAAGCATCTATTATTTATACGATTACCTATTTTTATAAGTTGTTTTTTTGTTGCTTTATCTAATATTGTTGATGTATAAGAACCGCCTCTAACATTATCAATCCCATATATATCCATATATTTATATGTATATTTATCTTCATCATAATCATCACAGTTAGGAATTAATTCCATTATTTTTATTGGTTTATACAGTTTTGTCCATTCTGGACCTTTATTTATGAAATGATTATCAAATCTAAAATGCGGGTTTGATGTTTTAGCAATATAATATTTATCATTCTGTAATTGCAAAACATAAATGTATAACATTACAATACTATATTTTACTAAGATAGTTAATCATTTTTTTATTCAGATTAACTAAATTGTAAATATATATTATCATATTAAAAAAAATATGCTATTATTTTCTTCCTTTATTTATACTTTTACTAATATTACTTCCACCACTTCTGAAAAACATATAGAGAAAGTAAAAAAATGCTAAGACAAATATTATCATAAGTAATATATAAATTACCATCCCAGTTATACCTGCTGTTCTGCTAACTTGACAATATAGACTATCATCTGTAAGAGGACATTTCTCAACATTATTAGATCCTGAATTACTCATAAGAGCAGCTGAACCTCCTGATACTAATGCTCCAGTAGAAGCACCTGCTATTGCTCCGGAAGCAACACCTGAACCAGTTTTTGCTCCTGCGTAAAAATGTTCTAAAAATAATTCTGCTGACCCAAACATTTTTTATCTTTTATATTCTATTATATTGTAATATTTATTATTTAGGATTGTTTAGATAATATCTTATTTAACATAATTTAAAATGAAAAAATAGGTAAACTAATAAATAATAAAAATATTACCGATAATAATGAGATATGTTTAGATTTTTTATTATATAATATGAGAGAGCATTTCTCTCTTTTTTTCCATATTTTAATTAAATAATTACCTAATTTTTTATATCCTTCTAATCCTTCCAAATCTTCAATAATCATAATAATATATATTATTATGTTAATAATAATATATAATATATTTCTGTGATATTAGTAGAATTAATATTTATTAAATGAATATATTAGAAACAATAATTATTGTTTTTGCTATTATACTATCTACAATAATTATTGTATGGTATATACATTATAATAGTGATCATAGCTTTGGATATGGTGTCAATTCGAAATTTTTAAATATAAATTATAGTAAACAAAAAAATGATGGTTCTTGTACTTCTACATGCGATTCTATTGACCCTGTAAGTGACCCACGATATAATATGCAACAAATTATTAAACAATCAATATTATTAGAAGAACACCTTACTAATAAAAATAAAAGATGCCGAGACTGTATTACAAAGCATTTTCTACATATAATTGGACTAGCAGAAGAAGCTCAGATGTTGGCAACAAATAAAATTGACAAATACCCGCTTATAAATGAGTCAGTTATATTATATAATAATCTTTTCAAATTATGGATTAAAAATAAAAATTTAAATGGGAAAGATGAATCATATATATTATATTGCACAGATAAATTAAGAGATCATCGTAAACAATTAATAGTGCTATATTTTTTTAATGAAAAATATAATATTGTAGATAAGAGTTCTTCTAATGAACATTCTATGTAGATATTATATAATAGTGTGTAGCCAGTCATATATTTATGAATGTATATATGGAATATTCTTATTAATTGTTGCAGTATCAATTACACTTTTAATATCTATAACAGTTTTTTTATGTGCCTCATAATGATCTGGATGAATTTCAGATATTAAATCTATATTAGGATATGCGAATGGAAATGTTGTAGCATAAGAATTTATTGAAGAATATAATGCTACATCAGCTACAACTTGATATTCACAAGAAGTAAAATTAAATTTATTATTTTTAAAAAATTTATTTACTAATTTTTCAGCCCCTATACGAGATATAATATACATTCCCGTAGAAGGTAATAAATATTGCCATTTAATAAATTGAATATTGTGTGTAATTAGCATATGATAAAGATGCTTTACTGTTGGTCCATATAAAATTAGCAATTGAACTAATTCAGCATCATCAGGCAACTCTGTTATCAATTTATTATAATTAATTTCAAACGGTATTATAACATCATCTTCCATAACAACAAACCATTCATTGTCTTTATTATTTAAACCTTCAATAAGTGCTTTTATATGACTGGAAATACAAGCAAATTCGTATTCACAACTTACACATCCAGGATGTTTACATGTTAAAGGACGTTTATCTTCTAATACACTATCAAAATCATTTGGTGTTATTGCCGAAACTCTTTTATTGCTTAATTTATTATTTTTAAATTGTTCCTCCATAAAGGATCTTCTATCAATCGAGCGGTCTATATTAATCCAATAATGATTCATAACTACAATATATATGTAATAGTCTTAAATGTTAAAGTAAATATATTCTTAAATATATTCTTAAAATAATATTTGATGTGATACATATAATATATTATTTTTGTTATTATTAATTAAATGAAACTAGATCTTAAAAAGTTTGACCCAAAAAGAATTAAAAATGATTCTGTTGTTGTTTTTATTGGAAAGCGTAATACAGGAAAAAGTTATTGTATGAAAGACATTCTTAGTTATAATAAGGATATACCCGTAGGAGTTGTAGTTTCGCAAACAGAACGCGCTAATGGATATTTTGAAAAATTTATTCCAAAAATGTTAATATATGATGAATTAGAAGAAAAACTAATAAGTAAGTTTTTGACAAGACAAATAAATATAACAAATGAACGCAAAAGAGAATTGTCAAGACACGGAACATCTTCTATTGATCCACGTGCTTTCCTAATTTTAGATGATTGTATGTATAATAAATCTGCCATGACAGATAAAAACATTAGATGTATTTTCATGAACGGAAGGCATTACAAAATATTTCTATTAATTACTATGCAGCACGGATTAGGATTACCTCCTGACTTACGTTCAAATATTGATTATGTTTTTATTTTTCGTAACAACATTGTTAAAGAAAGAGAAAAAATATACAATCATTATGCTGGAATGTTTCCTACTTTTGATGTATTTAACCAAGTTATGAATCAATGTACTGAAAATTACGAATGTTTAGTTATTGATAACAAGGTACAATCAAATAATATATCTGATATTGTTTTTTGGTACAAAGCAGAAGATCCGCATTATAAAATGTGTGCACCTGATCTTTGGGAGATGCAAGCATTACAAGATCAACGTGATTTAATGGGTCTAACAAACGAAGATGGAGAAGATATTGAAGATTATGATCCTGGTGTATTTGTTAAAAAGAAAAACTCAAAACTTATAAAAGTAAAGAAGCAATCATCATATTAAGAATTAGATATTGATATACATTTGTCAAATAAATCTAAACATTTATTATTACAATAAAGACCACATATATCACACTTTTTTATTGGCATATTACACTTCTTACAAATAAATAATGTATTAGTATATATAATATTATCTGCTGAATAACAAAGAAAACAATAAGAGTTTTTATTTAACATATTTGATGATAGATAATATATAAAGGATCCTTATATAATGATATATATTCTTAATAAAAATGAAGCTATTTACTTATAATACAAATTATAATGAAACAATTAATATTGCTATTAAATTAAAAGGTGAATATAATAAGTCTGTTATTTTTCATTGTTATTGGAATGGACAACTAAATGAAAAACATTTATACTCTATATTATCATGTTATTATTTTAATGTATATAATAATAAACATAAAATTATATTATGGTTAGATAATAATACTCCTAATAAATATAATTTGGAAATTGAAAAATATGCGGAAATAAGACATTTTTCAGAAAATGATGAAAAAGAAAATACTAAATTTATAGAAAAAAGCTATGAATGTAAAAATAAAACTGCTTCGTATTATTCAGATTTAGTAAGAAAATTATTACTTTATAATTATGGAGGAATTTGGTTTGATTTAGATTGTTTTATATTAAGAAGTTTTGATCCATTATTTTCAATATTTGGTAATGAAATTTGTGTATATCAGTGGGAATTACAAAGTTTTCCAAATGGCGCAATTTATATGTCTCTGGAACCAAAATCTGAAAAGATGAAAAATAATATTGAATATATCATTAAACGCGACAGAGGATTTGGATTTAAAGAAGCATATCTAACATATGATTTACCACTAGATATGCTTGTATTACCATGTAGTTGGTTTGACGCAGACTGGCTTGTGAATGAAGAAAATATAGGGTGTAAAAATTTTTTTAAAAATACAAATAAACAATACAATTTTGAAAATTTTTTTAATGGAAGTTTTTGTTATCATTGGCATAATAGATGGGATGAAGATATTCAAGATAACTGTATATTATTACAATTAGTTAATATAATTATGAATTGTTTAGAAAGTAAATAATCTTTAATATAATAGGATTGTTAGGATCTATATATATATTATTATATAATAGATAATTATATAATATGGTTAGTTTTAAACTATGCCCAATACCTCATATTGATTATAATGAAAATGATATAAATGATTCTATATTTGATTTAACATTGGATAAAAATTTAGCATTTATTTTACAAGATGATTACCTTAAAAAAGCATCCAAAGGTATTGATTTACAATTAATTAAAACAGATATGAGTAATTGTAAAGAATGTTTGTCAAAAGGTATTTTAATTGATACTATGAAAGATTTTCTTGATGTCTACTCAAAGCGATCTGGTGATAGAATTAAAAATTGCACTGATTTTTCTGCTTATAATGATAAAGATGTTAGTAAACCATTATCAGATAAATTACAATCAATACAAAATAAAGCAGAAGAAAAAAAAGATCCAGATATGATTACAAGTTATTCTGGATTAAATTCTCTTGTTTACAATATTATATCTGATAGTGATCCAAATACACGCGCTAAGAAATATAGAGAAAGATTTCCAGAGTTTTGTTCTATTGATTTCACACCGATAGGTACAATATTTAAAGACGATCATGGTATTGAAAGAAGATTATCAGATGAAGCTCGGCAAATAACAGGCTTATGTTCAGATTTTGATTCAGGAGGGGATTGTATACCTGGAAATATGAGCAAAAACGCAAATATGCCTGATGAAATTGCATTAATTATTATTAACATAGGGATAAGTGTATTAAAATCTGTTATTACACCATTATATGATATTAACATGAAGATTAGAAAGGCTCCAATATCACAAGGTTCTAAAACATTTGAACTGTATATTGAAGGTATTAACTCTCATTTTATTATAAAAACAGGTGCTCAGGGATATTTTACTGTTGATAAATTAATATCGGCAATATATCCAGATAGGGCATCTGATAAAGCAAAAAGTATGCCTACTGAACATTACGAAGTTCGTGGCCTCATTAATAATTTAATAGAAGAATTAATTGTTATTAATCCAGGTGTTCATATCAATATAATTCATAAAAAGGTATTATGTTTATTAATGTGTTTAAAAACTGCTGGTGATTTTATTAAAATGTTTGTTGTATATATTTTAAATAGGTTTGATTTAATACCAGATCATAATTCTAGTACTGGAACTAAACTTAAAACAATTGATAATATATATTTTTTAACACATGATAAATCTGCTATGAATTTAGCATTATGTTTAAATATTCATTGCTTAGGAGGAACAGGTAGTGCAACTAATTATAATCCAGAAGGTTCATCAATTAGATTTTTATATTGGGATTCATTTCCAAAATGGTATAAAACAAATTTTAAAAGAAAATTAACTGGTTTAGGGTATAAATTTTTGTATAGAAGTACAGTTATTGGTCAAAATAATATAAAAATAGATGAATTAGTAGAAGAAGAGGGAAAACTTGAAAATAATGACGAAACATCTTTTTGTCATAATAATGAACTTGGAGATCCATTAAATGGAGGAATGCCTTCAAAGATGAAAAATAAAGCATCTGATAAAAAATTTTTAGCAAAAGAACAAAAAGATGATGAAGAAGAACAAAAAGCAAATAAAAGTGCTGATAGACATTTGACAGCAGATAGCGAGCCTATATCTAGTATTAGACCTTTATCGCGAAAATTCTTATCAATTGCAATCAAATCATCAGCATCTGATTTTAAAAATAAAATGCAAAATAAAAAAACAGGAGAAATTTTATACACAGCAAAAAAATTTAACAAAACGAGTAAAATGATTGCTAAGTTAAACAATAAAATATTAAGTCGTACTATTCGTCATGACCCAGATTTTTATTTTGCAAGAATTAACTTAAAAGAAGACTATGATACATTAAACGCAGCAATTATAACAGCAATGATTACACCAGATAAAAATACAGCAAAACAGTTAATATTAGATAAACGTAATGAACTTCAATTAAAAGGTTATACACGTTCATCTGTATTGCCAACATTTTTAGAATATATAATTGATGCTTCATATATGGAAAGATATTTAAGTATAATTGCTAAACCAAATGAAAATGATAAAACTATCAGTATTGAAGTATTTTATAATAAGTGTTTAATTCAATCATTAAACAGACATATTGCGTCTGTTAGTTCACGTATTACATTAACATTTCAAAAAATTGGTGGAATTACACGCAACGAGCAGTTTAAATTTTTTAAAGAAACAATTTTGGCTAAGAATGATAAAATTATAGAACAATTAAGTGATAATGTAAAAATACAAAAGGTTTTGGCAACAGTAACTAAAAATTTTGTAAATATTATACTTGAAGAAACTAGAATATGTTGTTTGGCATTTGTTCATGCTTTACGTTTAGTAGATTATCTTGATCCAACCGTAGATATACCTTACTATACAAGAGATGATTATAATTTATCTAAGTCAAAAGAAAATTATACAAAACGTTTGAATAATTGTATGAATGGTATAATAAGATTAGGAATAAATACACATTATACAGTTTTTGAGAGAGATGTTGCGGATAAAGGTAAACATAATTGTGGTGCTGATGCCATTAATACTTTACAAAAAACATTACTACCTCATATAAACGATCTAGAAATTAGCATAAAAATATATTCTGAACTAAATAAAAAATATAGGGATATATATACTTATATACTTAAAATAATCGAATTATATAATTATAATGAAAAAAATACAAGTAAATGTTTAACACTTATTTATCTTTGCGAAACCTTATTAATATTAATTAAATTTTTATGTAAATTAAAAATTGAAATAAATAAAATTAATTTAAATATTGAAATAAATGGATATGA